GCTGGTCTCTTCTATTGCCCATACGTTCCACTTCAGATGGTTCGTGCGGTTGATCCAGGTTCGTTCCAACCAAAGATTGGCTTTAAGACACGTTACGGCATGGCACCGAATCCATTCGCTAAGGGTACTACAGCTGCTTCGACAACTGCAGTTCTTGAGCAAGATTCGAACAAGTACTATCGTCGCGTTCTTGTTAACAACCTTATGTAATATAAGAGTTGGAATAACCAACCTAAAAACTGGAAGGGGAGTCGAAAGGCTCCCCTTCTTTTTGGCATGTACAATATATAAATAGTGTGTATAATGGGTATTACAGCCAAAGGAAAGATATGACTGCCGTAAATAATATAAACAAAAACTTTCTGTCACCTTTAGGCTACAAGTTTACCTTAGCACGTGCACCTGCGATTAGCTATAATGTGCAAACAATTCGTTTTCCTGGAATACAGATGAGTAACGGCGAGAGTCCAACTCCGTTCGTTCCGATTCCAGTCACTGGCAAACTGACTTATAGCCCACTCGATCTGACGTTTCGAGTCAATGAAGATATGACAGATTATCTTGAGATCTATAACTGGATGGTAGCACTCGCTTCTCCAGTAAGTTTCGATGGATATAAAGCTTTACAGAATTCTCAAGTTGGAGGTACGTCTACTTTGTATTCCGATCTGAACTTACAGATCATGAACAGTAGCATGAACTCGAATATTATGATAACTTTTTATGATGCGTTTCCAGTGAATATAGGAGATATTGAGTTTAATACTACAGATACTAGTGTCAATTATATAGAATGCAGTGTAGAGTTTAAATATCTAAGGTATGATATCGAAGTTTTATAGGATTTAGTTATGAAAATTGATGACATTTATGCAGAATGGGAAAAAGATTCCCAGATTAATCGCTCTGAGCTCGGCGATGAAGCGCTCAACATTCCAAAGCTCCATCACAAGTATTTCAAGATCTTTACGCATGAGCGGCTGTTGCTTCGTAAACAAGAGACAGAGCTAAAGCAACTGAAGCTCGAGAAGCTGGAGTTTTACACTCTCGGACCGACAGAAGAGTCACATGAGAAAGGTTGGCGCTTGCCACCTCAAGGGAAAATACTGAAATCTGAAGTGAATAACTATATAGAAGCAGATAAGGATATGGTAAATCTATCACTGAAACTCGGCATTCAGCATGAGAAGATTGATCTCCTTGAATCCATCATCAAGTCTCTCACAGCCCGTGGCTTTAATATCAAAGCTGCCATCGAGTGGGAGCGTTTTAAAGTAGGTATTTAATGAGTTCAGTGCACCTTAAATTTATTAATAACGTCCACGTCAAAGTGGAGGCAGAGCCATCGACTATTATGGAACTGGCAGATACGTTTACGTTCTATGCTGAGAACTATAAGTTCCATCCAAAGTATCGAGCCAGAATGTGGGATGGAAAGATTCGTCTCGTCAATAACCTGACTGGATATGTATACGCTGGACTGGCAAGACATATTAAAAAGTTTTGTGATGCTCGAAACTATACATTCTCGTTTGACGAAGAGCTGTACTATGATGGTGTATCTGAACACGAGTTGAGGGAATTCATAGATACTCTTGGAATTCCTGAAAAGTATGCAATTCGAGACTATCAGTTTGATTCGATCTTAAAGTGTATTCGATCGAATCGAAGAACATTAGTATCGCCGACTTCTTCTGGTAAATCTTTGATGATCTACATTCTGATGAGATGGTATCAGAAGCATAAGGGTCTGATCATCGTTCCTACCATCGGTCTTGTTAATCAGATGGAGAGCGACTTTCGAGATTATGGATATACAGGCGATATTCATATGTCGACTCAAGGTTTGAGTAAGGCGAATGATATCGAAGCCGAACTTGTTATTACAACGTGGCAATCACTCAATAATGGTAAGAACAAGATGCCAAAACCGTGGTATCAACAGTTTGGAGTCGTATTCGGAGATGAAGCACATGGAGCAAAAGCGACTTCGCTTATACAAATTCTTAGCAGTCTTACTGATTGTAAGTATCGTTTTGGTACTACCGGCACGCTCGATGGTACACCTCTTAATGAAACAACAATCGAAGGTCTCTTCGGTCCAAAGTACAAAGCAGTTACCACAAAAGAGCTTATGGATCAAGGATACGTATCCAAACTCAAGATCAAGTGTATCGTCCTTAAGTATGATGAACAGACAAGCAAAGAGCTCAAAGGAAAAACATATCAAGAAGAAATCGATTTCCTCATTGGCAGTGAAGCTCGGAATAAATTCATCCGCAATCTCGGACTCTCTTTAAAAGGTAATAAGCTTGTTTTCTTTCGAATTGTCGATCATGGTAAAACACTCTATGATCTCATCACAAGAAGTACTAATCATAATGTTTTTTACATCGATGGTTCTGTTAGTGGTGATATGCGAGAGTCTATACGAAAGGCTATCGAAGAAGAAGAAAACGCCATCCTCCTCGCTTCGCTAGGAACGACATCGACAGGTGTGAGTATTAATCGACTACATCATATGATCGCAGCTTCTCCATCGAAGTCAAAGATTAAAGTTTTACAGTCCATCGGTCGTATGCTTCGATTGCATGAAGAGAAACAAGAACACGGCGCCATCTTATATGATATCGTCGATGATCTCTCTTACAAATCCCATCAAAACTTTACGCTCAAGCATTTTATTGAAAGAACAAAGATTTATGATGCTGAGCAGTTTGACTACGAAATCTATAACGTAAAGGTTTAATTATGATAAAAGTGATACACCTCATGAGCTGCGATAACATTATCGGAGAGGTTAAAGAAAATGAAGACGAATATATTGTTACACATCCATTCTTAATGGATATTGTCGACGATTCAGATGAAGGTTCTGGTATTCGTATGGATTATTTGTTAGCATTTTCGAAAGATAACTGTGTACATATAAAGAAAAACGTGGTATTGTATAACTATAATCCTTCGAATAGACTCGAAGAATATTATGGCCGACTCGTTGAATTTACGGCTAAACGCGAAAATGATGTCATGTTGAAACAAACCCTCGAGGGTATGGATGAGATGGATCGTAAGATGAAATCTTTTCTGACACAAAGACTCGTAGGAAAAAGTACAATAAATTGAGAAAGTTGAATGATGATTAAAAAGAAACCGACTACCCACTATATCGACAATAAGTTGTTTTATACCGAGATGGTCAAGTTCTGGAATTCTTGTCAAGAAGCGAAGAAGAATGGTGAGCCAAGGCCAGCGATTCCAAACTATGTAGGTAAGTGCATCATGATGATTGCACAACGACTTTCAACTCGACCTAACTTTATTGGATATTCTTATCGTGAAGAGATGGTAGGAGATGGCATTGAAAACTGTTTGACATACATTCATAACTTTAATCCAGAAAAATCTTCAAATCCATTCGCATACTTTACTCAAATCATTTACTATGCTTTCTTACGTCGAATTCAAAAAGAAAAAAAGCACACATATATCAAACACAAAGCTTTTGAGAATAGCATGATCATGAACACACTCGTGGACATGGCACCAGAAGATCGATCACACTTTAATGCCGCGTTTATCAATGTATCAGAAAAGCTTGGTGAATTGGTAGAAAAGTTTGAAGCAAAGAAACCACTAAAGCCTGTCGAAAAGAAAGGCGTAGAGAAGTTTATCGAGGACGAAGAAGATGAAGGATAATATTCCTGCTCTGGTTCAACAGATCAGAGAAAATATGCTGAATGAAAAAACACCTGAACACATTCGGTATAATTACATGGTTTCAATGGAGCTCATCCGCGACTTTGCGGATGCATCTTTACGTGAATATAATAGTGGTAAAAAGAAGATCTTTAAATGAAAATTGCTTTAATTACTGACACCCATTGGGGTGCTCGTGGAGATTCTGCGGCTTTCGCAGAATATTTTAATAGGTTTTATTATGACTACTTTTTCCCGTATCTTGCTGAACATGGTATTAATCGTATATTTCATCTTGGGGATATTGTTGATAGGCGTAAGTATATTAATTTTGTTACCGCAAGACACTTACGAAGATTCGTCGAGCACTGTGATAGCTCCGGAATACGTCTAGACGTTATTATCGGCAACCATGATACTTCGTTCAAGAACACGAACGAGGTCAACTCTATGAGGGAGCTCTTCGAGCATTCAACTTATGATATCCACTATTATTCTGATCCTACTGCTGTTGACATTGATGGCACCGAAATCGCCGTCCTTCCATGGATCTGCTCAGGCAACTATGAAGAGTCGATGCAATTCATCAACAATACTCAATCGCAGATCCTTTTTGGGCATCTCGAACTCGCAGGGTTCGAAATGTATAAAGGAGCAGTAAATGATCATGGATTTAGCGCTAGCCTTTTTGATAAGTTTGATGTCGTGTGCAGTGGCCATTTCCATCATAAATCCACGCGGGGTAATATCAATTATCTCGGCGCACCCTACGAAATGTCTTGGTCTGATTACGATGATCCAAGGGGCTTTCATATATTTGACACAGATACCCGTGAACTGACATTCGTACAAAACCCGTACAAGATGTTTCAGAAGTGGTTTTATGATGATGCCAAATGGCCTAACTTCGACTACATCAACGGTTTCGACTTCGATGCTGTCAAAGGTAACTACGTCAAGGTCATTGTGAAGAACAAGAACAACCCGTTCTGGTTCGATACATATATCGATAGGTTAGAAAAGGCTGGTGCTCTTGATATTCAGGTGGTCGAAGACAATCTTAATCTTCAATTGGAAGATGACAGTGACATTGTCAATGAAGCGGAAGACACGCTTACAATCCTCACAAAAGTAGTCGATCAGTGGGAAACTCCTGTAGATAAAAAAAGATTGTACAATTTCTTAACAACGCTGTATGGTGAAGCTTTAAGTGTGGAGTAATAATGATTCATTTTAACAAACTCCGTTGGCAGAATCTTTTGTCAACTGGAAATCAAATGACTGAGGTCCAATTGGACCGTAGCAAGTCTACACTCATTCTCGGTGAAAACGGCGCAGGCAAGTCTACGATTTTGGATGCGCTGTCTTATGTCTTGTATGGTAAAGCGTTCCGTAACATCAATAAGCCTCAACTTGTCAATTCGATGACAAATAAGAATCTTTTGGTTGAATGTGAGTTCCTGATAGGTAAAAACGCGTTTCTTGTAAAAAGAGGTATACGACCTAACCTGTTCGAGATATACCAAAATGGTGTACTATTAAATCAAAATAGTTCGAATAAAGATTATCAAGATTACTTTGAGAAGCAGATATTGAAATTAAGTTTCAAATCTTTCAGCCAGATCGTAGTATTAGGCTCTGCAAACTATTTGCCCTTTATGCAGCTCCCAGCTCATGGGCGAAGAGAAGTGATCGAAGATCTTCTGGACATTCAAATCTTCAGTACGATGAACACTCTTCTGAAAGAAAAGGTAATCGAGAATCGTAATGAATTGAATGACACTGATCATAAGATTAACTTGGTCGAGAATAAGATCGAATTGGCAGAGAAGCATATCATATCTCTTCGTACGAACAACGATGAACTCGTCAAGGCCAAGCAAGGCATGATCGATGAACTCGAAGATCGTGTAGCAGAGACTGAAGCTGTTATTCAAACAGTGTCTGATAGCATCTTATCGCTGAGCGAGCAAATCGAAGATCATGATAAGGTATCGAAGCGTAAGATCAAACTAAGGCAAATGGAAACAGATCTCGAGACCAAGATCCGTAAGTTTAAGAAAGAGATCTCATTCTTCCACGATCATGACAATTGCCCGACATGCCGTCAAGGTATCGATCATGGTTTCAAGGAAGAATGGATTAGCAATCGTACCACTAAGACTGGTGAGATTGAAGGTGCCATGGTCGAGATCGAAAGGCAGATGGAAACCATCGAGACTCGTCTGAATGAGATCGCCGATATCAATACACAGATCACATCTCTCAACACTCAGATCACTGGTCATAATGCAGACATTCGTTCTTGGCAGAACTCGATCAAGACACTGAACGCAGAGATTGAATCGATTCGTAACAATACACTTGCTATCGATACGAGCACCGATGATGTTGATACTTTTAAGAATGATTTGAAGAATATCAAGAATCGAAAAGAAGAACTTACACATCATCGTTCGGTTCTTGAAGTTGCAGGTGTTCTACTCAAGGATACTGGTATCAAGACGAAGATCATCAAGCAGTATGTTCCTGTGATGAACAAACTGATAAACAAATATCTTGCAGCGATGGACTTCTTTGTTCAGTTCGAATTGGATGAAAACTTTAATGAAACTATTAAGTCGCGTTACAGAGACGATTTCAGCTATGCCTCTTTCTCCGAGGGAGAAAAAATGCGCATTGATCTTAGCCTTATGTTTACCTGGAGGGCTATTGCTAAGCTTCGCAATTCTGCTTCGACCAACCTTCTCCTCATGGATGAAGTCTTCGACTCGTCGCTTGACGTCGGCGGTACGGAAGAATTCATGAAGATCCTTGAAGGACTTACACAAGACACTAACACTTTTGTGATCTCACATAAAGGTGATCAGCTCTATGACAAGTTTCACAGCGTAATCAAGTTCGAGAAGCATAAGAATTTTAGTAGGATCGCAGCATGAACCAATGGATTGAAGAGAAAGATGGCAAGCAATACTGGTATCAACAATATTCGAAAGCTGAAATGGAACTCCTTCGAAAGTATCATGTAGCCATCAGTAGAATGACAAAACTCAATTTTGATAGGATTGTGAAATGATTAAGGAAATCTTCCATCATACAGCAAATATTCTTCGTGAGGAAATGCCGAAGTTTGACTTCGATAATCCGATCGTGAATCCAGTCGAACTCTATAATGATCTTGCTGAGACGATGATCGATGCAGAAGGCATGGGTCTTTCAGCCAATCAGATTGGTGTTCGTACTCGTATGTTTGTCATGAGAGCAGAGAACGTGATCGGCGTGATTAATCCGAAGATCATCGATGTATCATCTGAGATGGTGACACTCGAAGAAGGCTGCTTAAGCTATCCTAACCTCTTCGTCAAGATCAAGCGGCCGAAGTTTATTAAGGTTCGCTTCACACATCCTGATGGAACGACTGAAACAAAGAAGTTTGATGGCATCACTGCTCGAGTGTTTCAACATGAAATGGACCATCTCAACGGTATTCAATACACAAAGAGAGCGAATATATATCATATGGAACAAGCAAAAAAGTTAGCGGCGAAAATAAACCGAAAAAACGGTGTACTTAAACCGAAAAATGAGTTATCTTTAGAAGTACAACAAATGATGGATTGGTTAAAAGCATGAGTGAAGATTGGGTAAGAGATATTTCTGGTATGCATCGGTATTACGGTGTCAATGAGAAGGTTCAGGACTTTGATGCCGATAAGCTGAAGCAGTTCCTTCGGTTTCGCATGTCGTTCCTCGATGAAGAGCTGACCGAAACAAAGAATGCGGTCAACGCCAATGACGCAGAAGAAATCGTCGATGGTCTGATCGACCTCTGTGTGGTGGCCATCGGTACATTGGATTCGATGGGCATCGATTCGTATGAAGCATGGAATCGTGTTCTGCGCGCAAATCTTCAGAAGCAGGTCGGTGTCAAACCAGAACGGCCGAATCCTCTCGGTCTGCCAGATTTAATCAAGCCTGCTGGTTGGAAGGCGCCATCCCATACTAATAATCATGGATTGCTAGCAAAGCTTAAGTAATGTGGATCATTGA